GTGGCGGTACACGTAGTGTTCTGTAAGCTTTATCAGCTGCGTAATCGAAACACCGGGTTACCACTGAGTTAGAAAGAACTGCAACATCTCTGTTAGCCCAGTCCCTAATCATTCCTGCGTTATCACCAGTGAAATCACCAGATCCTACAAATTCTACGTATGTAGCCATAATAAACCTCTATGTCATTACTAGTAAGTCTGGATATTCTGTTTTCAACAAATAAACCAATCTCTTTTTCTGTGCAGGATCGTGCATAAACTCTGGATCTAGTATATCCAAGTTATATTTAGTATTAAGCTCTAATACAATTACGTTAGGAATAGAACACATTTTCTGATAATGTGATTTCCTATTACGTCCTGCTTCTCTTTCTCTTTTAACATCTTCGATAGCATCTGAAATATTGCCTTCAATCTTCCAAGCGCTACCTCCGTTAGTATCTGTAACCATTTGACCTGTAAGGTCTCCTGTTACTGAATTATGTTTCCATGTGGACATGCTGTTCCTCTGTTCTAAATTATAGTGAGTCTAACACTGTATGGAATTTACCATCGTTAGTTAGATTTCCCACTTGGATTCTACCTACTGTAGTAGCAGTAGCACCGATGGTAAGAATGTTGTGTGTAGACCCTGGACGAGACAAGTATACTTTAGCCGCCTTGCCTGTGCTTGGATCAACCTCTACGTGGTTTTCTCCGCTCAAGCCGAAGATCGCTTCTTGAGCTGCTCCAATAAGAGTCTCGGAACCTAATACCAACGCGTTAGAATTTGCCGTGATTTTAATTAACATTTACTACTCCTATAGTAAGAAAGAGGACACCCGAAGGTGCCCCCTTATAGTAAGTTTAAGCGCCGATGTTAGCGATTACACCCCAAGCGTTAGGGTTAGAACATTCAAGAGTAGTCTCTTCAACGAACATACCTACTGTGGAGTCACCATTTTGACCTACGTCAACTTCCTGCATAGGACGAAGAGTAGCCATTTTGAACCACATTGGATCGTATACAAGTGCGAAAGCATCTTGGATAGATACTGCGTCTGTGGCAGTGCCACCTGTGCCTGTTGCTGTTGCAGCAAGGCCCATGATGTAGTTAGGTTCAACCATAACGTCACCGAAGTCGGACATGTAGATGTCTACTGCTTGACGTAGTTTACCTGACTCATCAATGTTACGACGTACGTTAGAACCTGAAGCATTTGCTTTGGCTGAGAATGTACGACGGTTCTTTGGTGAGAGCATTACTTTAGTGGCTTTACCGCCAGCTTCGTAAATAGTCTGCATGATAGAGTCGATGTGTGACAACTCAAGTTCACCTACGCTTGCGCCTGTAGATTCTGTTGAGAAGTTGTTAGCACCAATACCTGCTTCTGCGGCTGTTACGCCTGCATTTGAAATACGAGCAGCTGTATCTGATGAATCTGTTGATGCAACGTTAACAACGTTGGTTGCCCAAGAAAATACACCGGACATAGAGCCTGCTGCGGAAGCAGAACCTGGTGTAGAAGTATTCAAAGAGTGAATCAAGTCAGCTTCAACATCGCGACGCATTTCTGTGCCACGCTTTTTCAACTGGTATGCATACTCATCTGCAACGCCTGCTTGGTCTACTGCACGCTTGGTGCCGGATACCGCTACAGTTTTAGCGTTGATTTGTGTGTAGTTACCTAGACGTGAGCGATTACGATCCGCATCTGCAAGTACTACACCGCCACCTGTACCGTGATCACCACCAGTAGTCGTACGACCATCTGGAGTAACTGCGGAGAAGTCAGCACCCTGTGTAACACGAGAGTTGCCCGGAGCTTTTAGCTCGTCTGTTTGCCACTCGTGGTAGATACCAGTAGCTTTTGTTTTACCGATAGAAGACATGAATGGAGTCTCATCACGGGTGATCATGGAGATGAAGTTCGCTAGATCTTCTTTCTCGGATACTGCTGCGCTTGACGCGCCTGATGGGAAACGATTACCTACAGCGTTTGCTGCCTGGGTTGATGCACCTGAAGTGCCATAACGTCCTGTTGCCATTTTAATATACCTATATAATTAGCCGAATACTGGCTTATCGTGTGGGAGCGAACTTCTTTAAGAACTCGATTTGATCTTGATTAGATGCATCCTTTTTAAATGCTCGAGCTTTAATAGTCGACTCCTTATCTTGTTTACGTTTAGTTGGTGATGCAGCCTTTTTAGCAGGCATCTTCTTGGCAGGGATCTTAGCACGCTTTTTAGCGCCGCTCTGAACACCCTTCTTCAATCTACGGAATTCATCTACAAATTTTACTACATTCGGGTCAGATACTGAGTTCACTAGGACCTCCGGAAGTCCTTGTTCCAATGCGAATTCACGCACGGATTGTTGAATGTTATCATCCCAATCAGGAATAATTTCTGTAATAGTATCATTAAAATGTTTTACTGATTCCGCAAATTGTGATTGTTGTAGCTCTTGACGTTGCTTAGTCACTTGTGTAGCAAGAGCTTCTCGTTTATTACGAGCTGCCCAGTACTCTGTCTGTGACTTAGTTTGTTCTTGAATCAACTCACCAATTTCATAAGTATCCCCTTCTTTTTGAGCTGTCGCCAGCTTCTGAGAGATTTCATGGTACTTATTCTGGTGCTTAGTTTCTTCAGTGTAAACCTCATTAGCTACAATGCTTGCTAAAGTTTCAATTTCACCTAGTTTTTGGGTCCGCTCTTCTTCTAATGATTTCCGAGCCTCACCAATTTCACGACCTTGTTTACTGAGATGTTGTTTGGTAGCAGAACCAGCAATCCAATCTGATAGCGGTAGAGTTACCTCTTCACCATCAATTTTGTGGGTCACCATAATGTCTTCTAAGTCATCTAATGCATAAGTTTCAATTTCGGTAGCCGTAGCATCTCCATCTTCCTCATCACCTTCAGTCTCTTCTTCATTATCTGGTTCAACATCATCTTCATATTCGGCAGATTCTACAGGTTCTTCAAGGTCTTCATCTGTTCCTGTTTCTTCTGAGTCCTGAAGTTCATCCTCGGGTTGAGATTCTTCGGGGAAAGGAACTACACCAGCTTCCTGGAGTATTTCCGATCTGTTAAGAATGTCTGCGAGCATCTGATCTTCAGTACCGCTGTTGTCCAATACGTCATCCATACGGGTAGAATTATTTTCTTCAGCCATTATTCATTCACCTCCTTGTTTAGATAAGGGTTATCTTTACCAAAATTGGGATTACCTCTTTTCTTCTTAGGAGTATTCTCTTCAAGCAGCTCTAGCAAAGCGGTTCGATATTCGAACAGGCTTCGTACAACTGAGGCGTCGTTTCTAATGCGACTTGCCCCGTTAATGTCTGCTGTGTGTTGGTTAATAAAGTAGTCAATCGAGCGTTCGATGTTAATCACTACTTTATCAATGGATTCTTTGCTGCTTTTAATCATTGTTATGTTCCTCACCTAGAGTTTCCATCACAGGGATATTACGTCCCCGGGTCTCGATACTAATCAACTTCTCTTTAACGCTACCTAGCGCCATTGAGCAAGCATAAAGATGTTCTCGACTCTTACTTTCGTGAGGTTCTGTTTTCAACCATTCAATAAAGAAATCAACTAAGATATCTCCGTAGGCTGAATCGAAGAAGCTGTTGCGAGTGTGTGCAGCAAACTCTGCTTCTTGTAGTGCGATCTGTGATAGACGATCTGGATGCACCTTCTTGGTCATCCGCTTATCGCCTGCTTCTCTGTACTTTTCCATAATTTACCTTTGTCCATCATCCATAAGGGTAGAGGGAGTGTGGTGAAGAGGGGCCTATTGGCCACCTCCTCCCATAGCTTGTTGTAGCATTTGAACTGCCTGTGCAGGTTCAATACCTAATTTTTTAACCATTGCGTCTAATGATTCTGCTTCTTTTCCTGATGGAGCTGCCTCGATTGACTTAACAATCTGACTGGCCTTCATCATTATTTCATCCATATTTCCCGGAGTTGGTAGATACTCTGGAGGCACTTCTGCTTTAATTGCGGCAGTCTGGAGCCTAGCCCATTCTTGATCGTGACGATCCAACGCAATAGCCGTTTGCCTAATGTTATCTTGTAGTGCATTATCTGCTTGAACTTTTGTATAAACAGAGTTAGCTTCTGCTTGTTTAGCTTTAGATTCTTCAACACGGTTATTGATTCCTTTAATCTTTTCTTGTTCCTCTGCGGATTTCTTCTGTAGTCCTTGTGCTTCTTTCAGGAACTCTTCTGTAGTGTGATCACGTAGATAGTTCTCTGGTTTAAGATCTAGCGTATTCAATAGATCGAAAGCAATAGTAGCTACAGCATCTGGCTTAATCATACTACCTGCGCCTGATTCTTTAAGCATAGGGAGTAGTTGTGATGCTACCAGCATAAGCTTGTCACGTTTATTAGCATTGGAATTCTCTCCCAAGTTAACGTCTACTTCCAGCTCGATGCATTCTGGTAGGTTCTTTAAGTCTACATCAAGGATCTCTCCTCGGCGGTCTGACATGATAGTGATCTCATCCATGTTATCACGGATAGTTTTAAATACACCATCACAGAGTCTCTTGAATCCACCTTCAGCAAACTTACGTGCAATGTGTTGAATACGCTTTTGACTAGCATTCATCACTTGACTTAGCTTCATCTCACTATTACCTGAGACATACAGCTCATCATTAAGACCTTGTGCAGCCTTAGACATACCTGTAGCTTGTTCTTTATGAACCTGCAGGTGTTGTAATAAAGGAACAGTACCTGCACTGATAGTGCTTGGTGGTAGATCAGATACTGCGCCCTGAGGATTACCGTTAGTTGGGATAATCTGTTTAGGTCGTAGATTCTGTAGAGCAGAGAAGTCTACAACGTTAGGATCTGCCAGCTTTGGAGAATAGTTAGATAGGTAAGTATTCTCTACAAAACCACGCAGAATAGCAGTAGATGTAAGAGTAGTAGAACGTGTCATGTCTGCTACAGATAGTCCGAAGAACTCATAAGGAATTTCAAAAGGACTTAGTGAAGCGAGAGGTACGTAGCTACAATCTTCTTCGTGTAGGATAGTGTCTCCTGCCACAATAAAGTGTTTAAGCTCGGCAATACCATCACCATCACGATCTACTTCCATCCAACATTCTGTTACCGCTACATTACGGTTAGCTTCCAATGCATCATCTGCATCAGTCATACCCTGCCAGTAAGATTGTCCGGTGACGCGCTTACGTACAGCTACATCATGTGAATATACTGTATGATCTTCTGAAGTAGTAGGTAGTACTGACCAGTCTTCCATACCTTCTGCAATATCAGGGTACATCTTACGGATGTCA